GCCCACATAAGTTGTAGTAAATGCAGAGGATGCGGGAGTTTGTGTATCTGTTGCAATTTGAACTCCATCTTTATATAAAGTCTGATCCGTATTGGTCCAAGTCATCGTTATCATCATCCATGTTCCAGTGCCTTGAGGCCCCATTGTATTTCCAAAAACCGACACGCCATCAATCCGGAAATTATAAGCGTTGGCATTTCCATACCAATACATAAAGGTCCGATCTGCTCCATCGGTTGCATCAAAAAACATATTGCTGCTCATGCCCTCACTCGCAGTATTAATCCAGACATTGACACTCCCGGAAGTACCGATTCCGATCCCCGTATTTGTTGAAATTCGTTGGTTAGTATTAAAATTTTGTCCAAAAGCAATAATTCCTCCCGTTTGAGTTGGAATGATTGTGGCTT